ATACGGCACTCCGTTAACGCTTACGATCTTTCAGTGCATCCAGCCAGTCATAGACTATCTGTACCCAGGTGGTGAACGGACTGTACGCCGTCCAGATATGGAAAGTGATGGAGCGCGGCGGCGGAATTTCATTACCCGCAGCGCTGAAAAACGTCAGGCCGTCACGGGTCCACATGCCCGTGTTTTCACAGATCCACCGCCCGTTGCTCTGGTCAAGCTCAGACTGATGGATCACGCAGCCATGATGTTCACAGAGATAGAAAACGCTTTCGGGGCTGTCCTTCTCCCATTTAAGGCCAAAAGGCGTGGATTCATCGCCAAATTTCAGATACTGCTCCTCCCCACAGTGCGGGCAGGGCACATAAAAACGCATGAAATGTGCCGACTCGTTGGCCGCTTTTTCGATCTGGCAGGAGCCTTTTATTTTTGGCGTCGAGCCGCGAATGGATTTTGGCCATACCGAGCCCTCAATACGCTTATCCCCCAGCAGGGTTGGCGAGCCCTCTTTTTCGACATCCGGCTCGAATGAGGAAAGTTCGTCATAGCAGACCACATCCACTGATTTTTCACGGTAGTTTTTGGCGGCAGCACCACCCAGGCACCAGAACCCCACACGGGACGTGAATCTTTTTAATGTCAGTGTGTTATCCCGGTGCTTACGCCCCAGCCAAGGGGAAAGAATTTTCAGACAGGGAACATCCCGTAATGTTGACTCCACATGAGACTTCATAAAATCTTCAGCGGCAGAATCCGTAGGCTGAAACAGAAGACTGTTACGGTTTTTATGCTCAATAAAGTAACCAATAACGCCCATCAGCATTTTGGTGTAACCGACTCGAGCTGATTTTATAAGATTAATTGTGCGGATCCGGTCATTACCCATGCAGTTCATTATTGCCACCTGAAAGGGCAACGTCTTCCACCGCCCAGCAAGATAAGAGGACTCCGGGGGCAAATAATAATTTTGATCGGCCCATTCAACGGTGGTTACAGGCAGTGGGCGTAAAAGCCCACGAAGTGCCACTCCACAAACAACAGCAAAGTTATTTAGCTGCTTCTCTGAGGTATTCATCCAGCATCTCCGGTAACTTCTCTGCCGTTGATGCGCATCGGTTTGCCGCCTTTGCTATATCGGTTTTCAGGAAATCAAGCATAGCGGGCGTCAGTGCCGGAAACTGTCTCTGCATGGACAATGGAATGGAGTCAAGAATGGCAGAGATCTCCTGTGCCAGTCTTCCCAGAGCAAAAAGGCAAAACCCTGTATCAATGACCTGCCCACTGTCGCGGGCATTTTTCAGTTCCTGTGCATCTGCCTGTGCCTTCGTCAGTCGGTAACGTTCGTAATCAATGGTGCCGGGCTGAAGGTCTGATTCGCTGGCCGCCCTCAAATCCTCGACCTCTTTACGGAGTTTTTCATTTTCAATATCAGCTTCGCGCTGAGCATACCATTCGATCGCCTTCGCAGAATCAAAGATGACCTCAACACCTTTTCCTCCACCAGATATCTGAGGGAGCCCCTGAGTTTGCCAGCGATCAATAGTGCGTATATCGACATTAAAGATTTCAGCAAGCTTCTTTTTATTAACATTCATTCAGCAATTCCTTATCAAAAATCAGTTACGACATGAAATGCCAAAAAAGACAGATTTTTCAGCGTTCTGATGTCGTTTCTTTCTTGATGATTATTTCTTTAAAAACAATAGGTTAACAACAAGAAGAACTGACATGCTTTTTCCCGAAAAATTTTCATAAATAGCGAAAACCCGCGAGGTCGCCGCCCCGTAACGGGTCCATATGCCGGAAAGGACCCGAGAAAATGATAATGGTTATCAGTTGCAACAAATCCAGTTTCTTCCACCATCGCACCGGACAGGCGACTATGAGGGGACAACGCCGCGCTCCGTTAACGCGGTAAACCCCGGTGTGTATCGTTTTTGATTATCCCCGCACACTCTCGCAGAGGAGTCTCCCTGTCGGGCTGCGGTCTCTGTTAATACGGGAATACGGCGACGATACGGCGCATCAGCAAAACTTATTTCAGGCACTGAGTGCGGATATATTCCTGCGCCCCTTCCAGCTGCTTCTGCATCATCATCAACCGCTCTCTGAGGGTGAAATAATCCCGTTCAACTGTGTCTGCCAGTCGGGGGCCGGTTGCATTATCCACGCCGGAGGTGGTGGGGGCTTCACGCACGGAGCCTGGACAGGTGGCGTTGATCCGCAGGCGCTTACGACCAGCGGCAACATCAGCACGCAGAGTTTCATTTTCAGCTCTCGCATCGGCTAATTCCCTCGAGTATTTTGCATCGAGCGCAGCAACATCGCGCTGGCGCTGCTGCATATCAGTAATGGTTGCGTTTGCCAGCTCCAGCTCTCTGGCTTTTTTATCGCGCTGCTCTTTGTAGGTGATGGCGTTATCGCGGTAATGATTCAGCCCCAGACTAAGCGCACCACAGGCCACCAGCAGGGCAATGATGACCACACACAGAACGCGGTTCATTTCACCACCAGCGTATCTGACCGATGAAATAACCGGGGGCCATAATCACAAACACCAGCCAGATAAGGATGAACTTCCAGGTGGATAATTTTTCAGCCATCACTCAAATCTCCCGAATCAGTTTGCTAAAATCAAACACACTTTCTCCTTTGACTTTTCCGGAGTCAGGAAACACAAAACCCCACCTGCTGCTAACAAACGGTTTTTTTACTTTTATTCACTTAGGTTTTGCCAGTTCGCAGGATTTCGTGTTATCCGTCCGCGTTGACCAACGTCATTTTTCAGCAAAATATTCTGCTTATCTGTCGATTCCCCAGCACGCCAGCGCGCTCTCCTGGTCACGACGGGATACCTGACCATAACAGTTATTTGAGCGAATACGGCAGTCTCTGCCACCGTCCTTAATCCACCAGCGAATCGCTTCACACACTCCCCTGCGATCTCCTGCATTAATTCGTTTATAAAACGTCGACGTGAAACACTTACCCGGGCCAATGTTGTAAGGACAGAATGACGCAATACCCGCTTTCTGGGGTTCAGTCAGTGGCACTCTGATGTTTTTCTCCACCCATGCCAGCGCCTTATCCCGTTCAATGGCGTTAACCTGGTCGCATTTTTCCTTCGACAGCTTCATGCCAGGAATCACAGGATTACCATCCACCCGGGTGGCTCCACGGCAGATGGTCCAGATACCCACACCATCACGGTATGCCGTGGTGTGGTTACCTTCTTTTTCATCCAGAAACTGGTCGAGGATTTCAGGCGCAGAAGCCCCTGCGGCAATCAACGCCAGAACGGCAGCCGACAGGCCGTATTTGATTTTTGTGTTCATGGATATATTAAATATTCAGCCGCTGTCCCAGGCCCACTAAATACGCACTTTCAGATAAGTCAGTCCGGGATGAAGCCAGTAAGCCGGCACTTTTTTAAAGGGCGGATGATCAAAATCACGAAGAAGTGCCTCCCGCACAACTGAATCCTTGTCCGCACCACTGGCCAGCGCTTCAATCTCAGCGGCTACCTGCAGATACCCCATGCAACGACCAATGCGCTGCATCAGCCCCTGTTTTTTATTGTTCTTCAGGTAATCAATGGCAAATTCAATGAGCTCCTCACTGTGCTGGTGCGATGGAGGTGTTACTTTCCCATTTTCTGAGATGGTTATTTTCACACCATCACCGGATACAACAAAGGATGGCCGGTTACACTCCCATTCCAGCTCACTGAAATTATCATTATGAATACTGAAACACTCTGCGAGATTTCTGCTCATCACTTTCCGACAATAATCGTCAAACGCAGCAAACTGCTCATCGCGGCGTTTTTTTTCATCTTCAGAAGGCATCAGCGTCGACAGTTTTTTATTCAGTTCAGCAATTTCATTTTCCAGGCGACTGAAGCGCTGATTCATTTCTTCATGGTTCATTATTCACTCTCCCCGGGCGCCCTTACGCCGGTCCTCTTTGATTTTGAAATACAGGTTCGTCAGATATGTCAGCAGCCCAAACAGCAGACTCCCCAGAACGCCTATTGCCGCCCACTGAGACGGGGAAACCCTGTCCAGCAACTGCAGGAACCAGTAGCCCGTTCCCACCGCTGACGTGGTGTATGACACACCTGTTGTGATTTTTTCCATCTGGTACATACCCCGTCTCCCGCAATCCGGAAGCTCACAACAATATAAAGACCACCGGCACACACCGATGGTCCCTTGCGCATGCTTACATCATCATGTCGCTGTCAGGTGCGGGTTCACCGCTATCTGAAGCACTCCCCTCACCCGCGATGCCTTCCGGCTCCGGAGCTGCCGGTGCGCCCAGCAGTTCATCCAGAATGGCATCCACTTCTGCATCAAGACGCGCTTCCAGGTTATGGCGAAGTTTCTGTTTCAGTGCGCTCAGGACTTCTTCAGAGCGCAGGACTTCCTTCACTGCCTCTGCAGTGACCAGGGATGTGATTTCTGACATGGGATTTTCTCGTTGAAAAGGGTTGTTAAGAAAGTTGCCGCTAAATGAGCGGCTCTTCGGGTTTGCTTCCGGCTGACTGACTGGCGCTGATTTTCTCTGCGGCCCTTTTATCAATCTGCCTGCGCCAGCAATCGCGCACTGCCCTGTACCCACCCGAAAGAAGATACAGCACACAGACCACCGTACAGAAGTACAGCATTAACTGGTTCAGAAATGTCATGGTTTCTCACCGTGATAGTTGACATGATTTACTTATTTTTGTAGAAAAACACCGCAGACTTCGGTGTCATCATGGTCGTTTTACCAGCCGCCAGCATTCATGTAGTGGACAAAGTTCATCCCTTTCCTTCATTGCTGGCGGCCTTTTTTATCATGCCGCGGCATCCGCGTTGTTCACTTCCACCTTCACACTGTCAATCAGCAACGTATATGTCGCCGCCTTTGATATGTCTGTCAGTTGCAGTTTGTCCGCCGCCCCTGATGCCGGAGATTTCACCAGTGTGAACGGCGTACCCCGTTTCTCATCCAGTACCGGCGTCACCTGAATGCTGTTGTTTCCGGCAAACTCAAAAGCCAGTGTGTGCCATCCGTTATCAAAGACCCCGAACGTATCCAGCTTCGCATTCTGCTTCTTGTGGTACATCGCGTTCAGGTTCGTCGTATCCGT